CCAAGTATGCCGACGGAACCCCTGCCAAACTTGACGGCAGCGAGGGTGACCTGATGATGCACGAGCCTTTCTTCTGGAGCAAGGGTATCAATGACTTCTTGAACAGCAAGGACTACAGCTGCTACAGCTCGAAGGACAAGGATCACATGCCGGCTGTGCCGAATGTGGACGTATTGACGCTTGATGACATCAAGGCGGTGCAGGGCGGTTACACTAAAGGCAGGAAAGTGATGAGTGGCAGGGACACCATAACAAATGCCATGAGTACGGACAGCTCTTATTCGGTGTGCGTGGTGGATGTGTCGAAGCACAAGCGTGTCCGTTGGCCGAGTGTGCCAGGCACGAACCTTGTGGGCAGCGCATTTGCCGACGTGAACGGCAATGTGGTGAAGAGCGTCGTGGTGCCAATGCTGGGAAACAGATTTGAGGCTGGTATGTATCTTATCAGCGATGTGCCTGAGGGAGCCAAGACTTTGTACTTCTCTATATTGAACACAGCCGAGTTTGACAAGGTTGTACTATCCAACAGCAGCAAGATAGAGGATATGGAGCCTGAATGGTTTGCCAACGAGGAGCATCTGTGTGCTGTTGTGGGCAGTTCTGTTGTGGGCAGCAAACTGCGTGCCTGCATAACCGGCGGCAGTACCACTGCAAGTATGACATGGACGGACTTCCATTATTACAGCGTGCAGCGAGGTATGCAGCAGATTGACGCTCTGATGCACTTCCGCATTGCGAACCTTGCATACGCGAAGTATGGCAGGAGGAACATGCAGGAGCAGTGTGGCGCTGGCTCGCATACGAATATGCGCACGACCGGCGGCACGATGTCAAGAGGCATGCAGGACACCATAGGCTATGAGGGCGCAAAGGCAATCAACCCGAATGTGACAAACAGTCTGGTGGATGAGAACAGAGTGCACCAATATGCCTGGTATGTGGACAAGGACGAGTATGGTGCTGCAAAGGTGACGCAGGTGAACAATATCTGCTGCCTGGGCTATGAGGACATCTACGGACACAAGTATGACATGATGGACAGTGTGGACTTGCCGAACACGAGCGGCAATGAGGGCAAGTGGCGCATCTGGATGCCGGACGGTACGATTATGATGGTGAAGGGTGCGACTAATGGTGACTCTTGGATAACGGCAGTGGCTCATGGCAAATGGATGGCCGTTGTGCCAGTTGGTGCCGTGAGCGGATCGAGCAGCACTTACTATTCTGACAAATACTGGTTCAGCTCGGCATCAGGCCGTGTGGTCTATCGCGGGTGCTACTATGCGTACGCGTATGGCGGTGTCTCGGATGCGAATGCGTATTACGGTGCCTCGGTTGCGAATGCGAATGTCGGCTCGCGCCTGGCCTTCCGCGGCAAGATCGTGAGGGCGCAAAGCGTGGCTGCGTATAAGGCGATAGTCGAGGTAGCGTAACGCGAAGCGCGCAAAGCGGGAGCGAAGCGACAAAACGAAAGACGTGGTATTACCGGCGTAAGCCGGTCGAAAAATTTTAGAATTTTCGCTGGAACCTGGTGGTGCTGCGGTTTTCGTTGAAATATTGTCGCTTTGCAACTGATTTAGAGTATAATCGCTTGAGTTGGCAGGAATATGAGTAACTTTGCATCTTGGTAGAGTTTCCCATAGGCCGTGTGGTCTATCGCGGGTACAACAATGCGAACGCGAATGGCGGTGTCTCGAATGCGAATGCGAATAACGATGCCTCGAATGCGAATGCGAATGTCGGCTCGCGCCTGGAAATCAAAATATATCGGCGTACAACGATGGGGACGCGCTCCCCGATGTGGTGCCGAGGGAAACGAGCCACAGCAACAGCGTCTCATGAAAGGACGGAAAGCTGAAACATCAAGTGTCGGGCAATAGAGTTTGGTAGGCCGGTAACGGTTCGAAGAAGTTTGGCCCGTGGAAAGGAAGGCCCATATCTTCTGTAATTAAAAACAACTGATGCTATGCGTAGAGAAGGTCATATCATTGAGGAGATTGTCGAATATTCTAATATTGCGGAATCGTTCGACCAGGTGATCAGTGGCGCCAAACGGAAGGAAAGCCGTCAAGGGCGTTACCTGCTTGCGCATCGTGAGGAGTTCATTAAGAAACTTTCTGAGCGTATTGTTTCCGGCCAGTTTTATGTAACGCCAAATGACATTGAGGAGAAAGACATTATTGAAGCTGGTAAATTACGGCATATTCAATTTTTCAAGAGTCTAAAGAATAGTATAGCTGCTCATGCTATCATGTCCGTAGTGGATAAGCACCTAAAAAAGCGGTTTATAAGAACAACCTCCGCAAGCATTAAAAACAGGGGAATGCACGACCTTATGAAGTACATTCTTCGTGATATACAGGAAGATCCTGAAGGAACACGCTACTGTTACAAGTTCGACATCTCTAAGTTCTACGAGAGTGTCAACCAGGATTTCGTTATGTATTGTGTACATCGGATTTTCAAAGACAAGAAGCTCATAGCTATGCTTGACAATTTTGTTCGCATTATACCCAAAGGTATCAGTATCGGGCTACGTTCATCGCAAGGCTTGGGCAATTTGTTGTTGTCTGTATATTTAGATCATTATCTGAAGGACAAGTACGGCGTGTGTCATTTCTACCGATATTGTGATGACGGCGTGGTACTCGGTAAAACGAAAGCGGAACTATGGATGATTCGTGACATCATACATGAACAGCTGCAGGAAATTGATTTGGTGGTAAAGCCCAATGAGAGGGTGTTCCCGACTGCTGAGGGAATAGACTTTCTGGGCTATGTGATACGGCCAAACAATGTGCGTTTAAGGAAACGCATCAAGCAGAAGTTCGCAAGAAAGATGTGCGAGGTAAAATCGAGAAAAAGAAGGCGAGAGCTGACAGCATCTTTTTATGGGATGACTAAGCACGCCGACTGTAACAATTTGTTTAATAAATTAACAGGCAAAACAATGAAAAGTTTTAAGGACTTAAATGTGGCTTACAAGCCAGAAGACGGCAAAAGCGCTTCGCGGGTACAGTAGTAAGTATCCGCGAGTTGGTAAACATTCCTATCATCGTGAAGGACTTTGAGACGGGCATCAATACGGAGCAGGGTGAAGACCGCTGCATCGTATCGATCGAGATGAACGGCGAAGCCAGGAAATTCTTTACCAACAGTGAGGAAATGAAAAATATCCTCGCCCAGATTAAAGAAGTGCCGGATGGCTTCCCATTTGAGACAACGATCAAGACGGAAGTGTTCGGCAAAGGTCGAACCAAATACGTTTTTAGTTGATGAAAAGAGCACAAGGAAGTTTGGAGGTGAAACTGCTTGAATGCGTGAACCCCATCAAAAACAAGTGGCGCGTTCGTTGGGACGTGCAAGAACATGATGACGGAACTGCTGACTACATGGAGGCAGAACTGACACACAAGCCGACTGACGAGGAAATAAAAGACCTCGTAAGAAAATGGTACAACCAACAAACGGATGTAGCAATATTGTCGGGCTTCAGTTATGAAGGAGCCTCTGTGTGGCTCTCGCAAGAGAACCAGTACAACTATAAGGCTGCATACGATTTGGCCGTCCAGACGGACGGGAAAACGCTGCCAGTGACATTTAAGTTCGGCACTGATGAAAGTCCAGTGTATCGTACGTTTGAAACACTGGATGAACTTGCAGACTTCTATACGAAAGCCGTTAAGCATATACAAGAGATGCTGGAAGATGGCTGGAAGAATAAAGATGCAATAGATTTGAGCAAGTACAGCGCTTAAAAATCCCTTCGGGGGAGGATGTAAAAAAAGCCCCCGGCCTGTTAAAAAGCAACGCCAATCACTTTTATAACAACGCTCACAGCGCACGACCGGGGGCATATACCCTCTGCCGCGCTGTGAGCATTTTTGTTGTCATAAAGTGATTGGCGATACAAAGGTACATAATTTAGTTGAAAATGAAAGTATTTGAGATATTGAATTTTAACCGAGAGCCGTTAAAAAGGCTACAACAGGCAGGGATACGCATCGAAGATGTGGAATATATAGACTTGTACAACGACTATCAGGTGATGCTTGGTGGTGGCGAAAAGGTCTCATACATTGTGGCGACACTTGCAGATCGCTATCATGTGAGCGAGCGCAAGGTGTACACGCTCATCAAGCGATATGGTCGAGAGTGTAGCGCTCAGGTGCTCGGGGGCAGTAAAGCGCAAGGCTTTTGAAAACGTGCTGCAAAAGGCTTGCAGTGTGATTTGCTTGTGGTGTTACTTTTTGATGCGGAAGCGTGGTAACTTTGCCGTATCGAAAGTAAAATACGATGAACAAATACTATTTATTATTGGGTAAGGTGCTTGCTGAAGGCAAGACCCAACAGAACAAAAAAGGCAAGATAAAATACTTGCTCAACGAGCAGCTGACGCTCACACCGGCTGACCTGCTCGACATATTTGAGAGCCACGGCATAGCGAGGAAGAAACTGAAAGAAGAGCTGAAACTGTTTATGCAAGGAGAGCGCAATGTGGAGCGATACCGTGAGGCTGGCATAGCTTGGTGGGACTACTGTGGCCAGACATTGGTGAACAGCTACCCGACCTACATGGAGAAACTGCCACCACTTATTGAGCGCATCAACAAGGAGAAACGCAACAGCAAAAACTATGTACTGTTTCTCGGAGCAACGGATGCAGAGAGCAACCAGGCACCATGCCTGAGCCTTGTGCAGTTTCAAATAGAGGACGGTGCATTGGTTGTGTCGGCATATCAGCGCAGCTCCGATGCAAACCTCGGACTGCCTTCAGACATTTACCACCTTTATCTGATGGCTCGACAGATAGACTTGCCGCTAAAGTCTATCACGCTGAACCTGGCGAATGTACACATCTATGAAAACAACATAAAGCCCACTGAACGACTTCTCGCTGGTGAGGATAATATAAAATTTGAACTGAACGTATGAGAGGGAAAATGCACATGGCAGCACCTCTGCCTTTTGTCGGACAGAAGCGCATGTTTGCAAAGGAGTATATCAAGATTCTGCCCCAGTTCAACGACAAAACAGTGTTTGTGGATTTGTTCGGTGGCAGCGGTTTGCTGTCCCATATAACGAAGCATTTGCGCCCAGAGGCAACTGTGGTATATAACGACTACGACAACTACCGCGAGCGATTGGCACATATATCTCAGACAAATGCGCTGCTCGCTGATTTGCGAGAGATAGTTGGCAATACGCCAAAGCACAAGCGGATAGATGGTGTGATGCGTGAGAAGATGTTTGAACGTTTGAGACATGAGGAGCAAACGGTGGGCTATATTGATTTTATAACCATCTCGGCATCGGTGATGTTCTCGATGAAGTACGAACTGAGCATCGAGGAAATGGAGAAGCAGACATTATACAATAATATCCGAAAGAACGACTACCCGACAAGTGAGGACTATCTGGCAGGTTTGACGATTGAATCATGTGACTATCGTGAACTATACGAAAAATATAAAAACGAGCCGAATGTGGTGTTTATAGTGGACCCTCCTTATTTGTCCACAGAGGTTGGGACATACAAAATGTACTGGCATTTGTCTGACTATCTCGATGTGTTGAATGTGCTCAAAGGAAAGCCGTTTGTTTATTTCACATCAGATAAGTCGTCTATCATTGAGCTTTGTGAATGGTTAGGCAAGAATAAAACGCTCGGCAATCCGTTTGAAGGTTGTAAGCGTTTCGAGTTCAATGCGCATGTGAACTTTGATGCTGGTTATAAAGATATGATGCTCGTGAAGTCTAATGCCGCATAATTTGAACCTCATTTGAACGATGTTTGTTCGCCGTTCAAAAACTATAAAAGCAGCCCGTTCTGGACTGCTTTTTTATTGCTTTAAAGTGTCGTGTGTGCGAAATTTTTAGAACGTTTCGTTTTTCCCGATTTTTGCACGTTTCGTTTTTCAAATCGAGCACATTTCGTTTTGCCGGATTCATATCTTTGCCCAGAAAAAGCAATATATGAGCGATTTTTCTTTTACACCATCAACAGACGGTCATCTATTGTTGACACACAAGGCTTTGCCGACAACGGATAGCTTAACGTTAAAATTTATTCCCTTTGCCATAATTCCTGAATGTAAGTAGTTTAATTGTCAAACATTCTTCGTATCTTTGGAAAGGTAAAGTTTATTTTTTTAGCAATATGAGGAAGAATATTCAGAATATTGACAATAAGGCAGCTTCTGTAAGTAACAGCAAGGACGACAATCCGAAATGTATAATTACCGCCAAAATTACCATTGAGACCAGCGGTGATGACAAGCCCTCGAAGTATGACAAACGTCGTAAATTCTGGGGTAGGGTAATGGCATTGTCTGTAATAGGCATCATCGTGTCTGTTCTTGTCGGCTGTATCTCGCCATATATTGAAGTATCCTCTGTCTATGGAGGTATCGCATTAATCATAAACACAATATTATTCTTCGTCTCATTAGGAGGCGCGTGCCATGTCAGCCCCAAGGAGCCGACCGGAACTAACCCTTGGTGGTACGGGGCTGTTTAGTCTTGATTGTTCTCTTTTTTAATCTTTCAAACAAGCAAGCGGTATGACTTTGACCCCGTCTGGGCGTGTGTAAGCCATGCTGCCACCTGTCATGACAATCATCAAGTCGGGTTCGCGCAGCGGCACCTGCTTTTCTGTCTCATTATGCACTTGAATAAGTCGTTTAATTTCCAAAAGATGTTTGGCGCCTTCTTCTATTTCACGGCTGCCAAGTTTGCACTCTATCAGAGCATAGCGTCCATCGTCAAGATGAAGCACCAAGTCGGCTTCCAGTCCGTAGCGGTCGCGATAATATGACAGATGATTGCCAAAACCTGGAGTATAAGCCCGAAGGTCTCGTGCGCACATTTGTTCAAAGATGAACCCAAAGGTCTTGAGCTGCGTCATCAATGCTTTTAGGGAAAGTCCTAATGATGCAATTGCAATGGACGGGTCTACGAAAGCTCGTTTTATACCACTTCGAATTGCAGTCTTGCTTCGGACTGCAGGACACCAAGCTTCGATGTTGTCAATAACGAACAATTTGTTGAGGGAGGTTACATAATCCTCAAACGCACTCATAGAAAGTGAAACTTCCCCAGAGGTTGTTACATCAGCTAACAGAGCGGTATTCTTTGCCAATGTTGAGATGTTACGGGCATACGAACGCAATATTGCACGAGTTGTCCGTTCATCCCTTTGTACGCCATCCACTCTTGAGATATCGTCACGACAAATGGCATCAACATAGTTGCGTGCAATAAGTAGCTTTGCCTTATCACTCTTCATATTAAGAAATGCAGGCCATCCACCACGACAAGCAGCATAAATCAAGTCTTCAATCTTCATATCTGAAGTGATGCCGTCTATGTCTAAGTCTTTATTATCAAACAATTCTTTAAGTGAAATTTTTCCGTTAGACTCTCCTGACTCCCATAGACTCATTGGCAACATTTTCATTCGTGAAATCCTACCCGTACCGGAATGATGTATTTTACTTCTGTCT